CGATTGTCCATAAGCGTATCCCTGTGTTCCCGGTGACCCGTGGACAGTTCCCAACGCTTCTTGACTTTGATTTTGATATTCTCGTACTTGTGGCGGGCCGTCATACCATTTCCCATCTCTATTTAGGTGATAAAGTTTACCAGTATTAGGATCGAACGCTACTTGCCAATACATGATTGGCATCCTTGGTTTTGATTCTACCTGCTGTTGCTGGATTGTCAAGGGCGATTTTATTTGCCCAGTTGAATAATCCTTATATCCGTTATAAATCAAACCAATAACGCCAATAACGATTGTAACCCACTGAATCATCTTACTTTCCTTTCGTAGTTGCCTTGCCACATATTACTTATCGGCAACGACAAAAGGATTCTTTAGAAAAAATGACCCCACGGGGATTCGAACCCCGATAAACGGAACGAAAATCCGTTGTCCTAAACCGTTAGACGATGGGGCCAGCCACGCAACTCAGCGTCAGCCTCCGTCTCCATCATATAAGAAATTGTACCAAGCATCTTCGTCATCAACGATATAGTCGTCAGGTTCGTAACTAGCATAACTCATAACATTTTCATTATAAGTGAAATTATCCATGCAAAGGTAGCCAACATCATCAACATCATCATCACGAACCATGACTACATCTCCTTTTTACCGAGTAAGACACTTCGCACCATATTTATGATATACACAAAAGTAGATTTTCGCTCTGGTTTTAGAGATTTTGTTGACCCGTACATGCGACGGATTTCATATTTATGACATTTTCTCATGGGCATAATAGTGCCTTCGCTAGGAATCGAACCTAGAACCTAAGAGTTAAAAGCTCCTTGCTCTGCCAATTGAGCTACGAAGGCATTAACACGGGTGTCGGCCATACCAGACTATCTTTTATCTATGGCTATTTTAACGTTATTCTACCATAGACCCGTGTGTTGTCAAGCATTAAATTCTAGCATTTCATTTCCATCTTCATCTTGATAGCCATACGTCACATCTTCTACAATTTCTCTAGCCTTTTCCATATACTCATCCATATCAGACTGCTCTAGCCAGTTATCCAGTAATTCACTTGCAATTTCATCATGAATAAAGTGTAGGAAATCTTCCGGCCAATTCTCTTGGGGCGTGTTAGTATATATCTCACGCAATTGTGCGGCAGTATATGTATCAAAAATATTAGACATGACATTCCTCCTTATTCCACCAGTACGGAGCATCTCGCCCCTTTTCCCATTTTGCAAAACGTGCCTTTTCCATTATATAGTATCGGCGGTAAGAGTCAACAGCATTAGAAGATTTGTATTCGTCTGGCATAGCAAGGGCAAAGTGTGTCATAGCAACACCGGGAAACGGCATCTTCAACACATCTATCCAATACATCTTATCTATACCATCTTCACAGAAATGCCTCTTTTTAAATCTCAATGTATATTCTTTACAAAGTTGTTTGGCATGATTGCTTGCCCACGTATAATTAATCGTAGAGTCACCAACCCACTTGGTACATGGATGATTGTGGTATCCGCCTTTAAGGGGCTTCCCAGCCTGCGTAACGGGCATCATATCGTCTGTGGCACCATGCCTACGTAATGCACTGCCCAACTGCTGGTATAGTTCCACGACCATCTTTGGAACGTGCTTGTCGCAATACATCTCTGCTGCGACTACTGGATCTTCATCTAATACGAATATGTTCATACTTTCATTCTATCATGCAAAAAAGATTTGTCAACTGGCATTTTGGCTGACTACCCTCACAACCCGCTATCTGAATTCTTTAGATTAGACACTAATCCCCCCCTAGTCGGTGGTGGGCATGTGGGCGTTGATCCATTCTTCCCATCTTACCCAATCCTCCCATCTTTCCCGTTCTTCCTCAATTTGACATTCTGTCTCTTCTGCCGGTTGTACGTAATCATCATATTTTGACATTAGACGTAACTCCTTACACTACCATAACTTACCACATATATCGACACTTGTCAAGCGAAACTTGAATTTTTCCTAAGTCCTTATCAGATATAGACTTACGCCAAATCCGGCCCGCCCGCCGCGTCGTAAGTCCTTACGCGGCAAGGGTTTGCATCAAATCTTACTGTAACTGAACGAGCGTACACCGCAGTCCAGAGCATTTTCCAACGCTCCAGATACTGCCACAAGGTGATCGTACCTGTCCAAAGGATCAGTACCACCACACTCTGGAACAGAAATCACAACCATCTTATCACCAAGAAAAATACCATCTTCCGAATCATTGTCAACCGTGATGTTATCGCACATGTAATTGATCATGTTCAGAAATCCTCCCCATAATAACCATAATCTTCGTCAGTTCCGAATCCAGCATCACGCATAGCACTATCGTGGTCGCCATCCATGCTATCATCGTAGTCTTCGTCATCGTCCACACTATTTTCCTCGATGTAATAATCGTTGTAATCTTCGACCTCTTGATAGAAATCGTCGTGATAATCGTAATGATAATCGCTGTAGTTAGTTGCCATCTTATCATCCTCAGAGTTATCGTAATCGAACAAGGGATCGGGGTGACTCATCATTTTTTCCTTTTCAAACAAGATACCACGGATCGCCCACTTCGTCAAGATACACTTCGTCAAAAATATCGTCCGCACAACCGACCACTTCCGCCCAATCGAGGGGGTGGCAGTCGAGTTCGTCAATCGGCTCGACCATCGGCTCTACGATACCAGCATCGGCCATATCAGTAAGAATCGAATTGATCGTATCCAAGTCGTACATGAGAACCTCCGTTGTGGTGATGCTGGGATTCTACACTATGTATCGGCCATGTCAAGCAGAAAATCTGAGAAAAAGAATTATTTTTTGTGGCACGGCGTGTGCTATGCGAGCTTGTCCTAAGTCGTTGTGGGATAAGGACTTACGAAAAACGCGGCCCGCCCGCCGCGTCCTAAACCCTTACGGGAGAAGGACTTACGGCGAACAGTCTTGACATGTACAAAAGTACAGGAGTGTTCATACGTACACAGTTCGTGGCACGTTCTCCATAGAAATTGCGAATGCTACCATCTGCAAGTTCACATGTCACAAGTGTGCCAGTGCGAAAGAATATATCATCCCATCGACGGTACAAACTAAAACAGTTAAGAGAATTAATTTCCTCTTTATCAAGTGTGCGAATGTTTAGTACCTTGACGAGATAACGATTATTCGTACCATTTAACGGTTGGAGATAATAGAAATTGTACACATTACCAATACGAGCATTAGAAAGACTATCGTATGTACCTCCCGTAATAAGAAGTAAAACAATACAAGCAACCAGAACAAGAAATGCAATAGCGAGGGCGACGTTGAACGTATCCATGTTTTTTCCTTTTTTTCTATTATAACGTGTGAGTTGGGTTTGTCAAGAGACGAGTTGACCTTCAAGATAACATTCTGCAATTTCGGACCAGTTTACATCTTGCAAAGCAGACCAAAGCAAATCGGCCCACAATCCATTTACATTGTTTGATTCACACATATCATACATATCAGTAGTAAACTTTTCCTTCATGTATGTAGCCAGATCGTACTTGGCCGACTCATACTTAGAAAACGTCTTAGTTTCTTCTGCTTTTAGATATGTACAATACGCACGATTACGCCAGAAATAATGCATTGCTTCGCTGTTGTCAATCCACATCATAACAAGTTTAGTTTCGTGATTCATACTTCTTCACTAAATAGGGAGAAAATACCAATCGCACACGCGGCTAAAACGATAAACGCATGAAACGCTGTCATTAGTGCTATCATTCCTCGATTGTACCAGACTTGGAAACCTTGTCAAGGTATCGGTGGTAAAAATAGTATTCCAAGCGGGAGACGACATATAGAAACACGCTCCACACTACCTCGCACATCAGACCGGCGACAATAAAACATCCGATTAGAAATATGATATTATCTTGCATATAATCCTTTACTTAGTAAGACGATAACGTCGAAGCAACTCACTAGCAGCGAAACTAACGCACATGTTAGGAAACTCTCTAGCATGGACGGAAACATTACTGGAAATATTCTGCATGTTTACCATCCATCTTCCAAGTATATTCGTTTCCATCTTTCTAATAAAATCTAAAACTTGCTTTTCACTATCAGTCATTTCTAATCCTTTTCTTCAATCTTACCAAACGTTTCCGCCGCCGCAACCCCCAAAGTGAGGTATCAAACGGAATATTCTTCCTTTATGATCTCACAGTGTTCACCACAACTAGAACACATTTCATAATCCACATTACTCTCACAACCACAACAATCGGAAACGTAAATCACAACCATCTTTTCCATCTTTCACTCTCTTTCTTATGCCTCTATATAATGCACTTCCCGTGCCAAAGTCCGAAAATTATTTTTGCGATCATAAGTCGTTATGCGATAAGGGTTTACGATTTTCTCAATTTGAGACGCGGTTCGTGGCACTGTAGCATTTTGCTACACACTGTAGCATTTTGCACAGCATTTTGCTACACCACCTTTGGGGTCGCCATAAGTCGTTGCCACATAAGGACTTACGACGAATTTGGCCCGCCGCCCTTGCCGTAAGTCCTTACGCCACAAGGGTTTGCGTCGAGTTCTTAGAGAATCGTACCATCCCCTCTAATGCGGTACATGATGCCGCCGATACTGTACATACATATACCCTCTCCCATATGCTGTACAAATGTAGCCGAATAACCATGATGAGCAACAAGGCGACGGAGCGTATTTTGTACTTGAATGGTCATGTTCTCACTCATCTCCAGTAAAGGGCGACATCTCATCTTCACTAAGACTAGCATATTGCTCTGCAAGAGCAACCACCCTTTCGGGGGAACCGGGCTTGCCAACTGGGAAACGCATACGATCCTCACCGCCTACCATGCGAGGATCGACCTTCTCGACCTTATGCTTGCCAATCTTTCGAAGGGCGGAACGATTGAACTTCAATACCTTCTCACTGCGAATCGTACCACCATCAGCGGTACGCTTATCGCAAGGGATCGCAATGCCGTAGAAGATACCACGAACTGTACGCTTGTATTCTTCAACGATTCGAAACTTTTCCATCTCTTTTTCTCCTAGTGATTCTGTGAGTCTACCAAACTTTTCTTCCGCCACAACCCCCCTTATAGGGAATCACTGGATCGCATAATCATCGACCACATAACCCATTTCATCAATCTGGATGAATCCACCATCATCACAGAATCCCAACTCATGATTGATTTCGATCATGTTGTCATTATGGCGAACCCTTTCCAGAAGGTCCATTGCAAAAGCAACACGACCAACAAACGTGGTCATCTCAGTGGTATTGATCAGATCACGAAGTTCAGAAACGGTATTGAGGACGATAAGGTTTTCCATTTTTCTTTCTCTCTTTCTTTCTTTCTTTGTTGTCCTATATATATGCACTTCCTGTGCCATTCACCAAAAAATATTTTTTTCTTCCTAAGTCCTTACGCCACAATACTTTACGTCATTCTCATTTTGAGATCGCGTCGTGCCAAGGTGTGGCATTTTGCTACAGGTGTTGCATTTTGCTACAGCATTTTGCTACACTACCTTTGGTGTCAACGTAAGTCCTTGTGGCATAAGGGTTTACGACAAAAACGGCGGGCCTACGTTGACCTAAGTCCTTACGCAGCAAGGGTTTGAATCGCTAATTGGCGTAAATGAATACCTTCTCACTAAGTATACGCTTAGTTACCGTCACAATCCAATTCTTTCCACTACCATCTTCACGCATCACGCCATTGATGATACCTATGTGGGTATTTCCATTCGAATCGATCACGGCATGATACTTACCAGTTCGCATAGCGGCGAAAATCTTATCGAGACTGTTGGTAATTGGCTTATTTGCTGTTGCAAACATCTTTTTCCTTTCGTGTTGTCTCTATTCTACAGAATCTTTTATTTAGGATCGAAGCGAACACACAAGGGCGAAGCACTGATCAAATGTCAAGTAGTCTCCGACAATCTTTCCATTGTGGTATACAACGTATCGGTCGCTCGTTCTGCTTGTCCAGTAAGTCATTTGTCCCTCATTTCTCATATCGACATTATACCAAAGATTCTTGAGTCGTCAACACTGAACAAACGTTTTTTTGAGAATTTTTCTTGCATGACATAAGTCCTTACCACATATAGACTTAGGATAAAAATGGGGGGCCATAGGGGGTTTTCTGTTCAAATAGGTAAGTCTGGTAATCTAGGTAAAACACCGGGGTGGTTCACTCGCAATACAACATGATATCAAATATGTCTAACCTAATAGTTTCAGATTGTGCCAATGATACGAATATTGTGCATCTATTGAACCACACTGCATATAATAGCTACGGAGGAAACCAAAAATGCCAAAGAAAAAAACACAGAATATAGAGGCCCAACTTAAAACTAAAAGTATGGCCCAGCTAGATAGGGAAATTCGTGAGATATTAAGTAAGCCCGTTCCAGATGTAGATATGTCTGATTTATTCGCCAGTGGGAACTATACATCATACTCGCCACCACACACTATTCATGGAATTCCATACGAACAAGCCCTAGAGGAAAAATTAAGGCTTGAAGATGAAAATTCCTAAAAATCTCACAGAACAAGAAGTCATAGATACTATAACTAAGATCGCCCGACAACTGGCCCCCAAATTTGTTTTTGCATCATATGAGGTTGACGATATATTCCAAGAGGCCGTAATTATAGGAATAGACGGAATGGAAAAGTATGATGAATCTCGCCCATTGTCAAATTTCTTATTTACCCACATCTCAAATAGATTAAAGAATTTTAAACGCGATAATTACTATAGATTAGATATTGGTAGCGCCCAACAAATACAAGATCGCAAAAAACACCTTCTTGAACCTATTGGTATAGATAATATATATGCTGTATCTTCTAAAGAAGACGCCCCAAATAATATTCACATAACTGAGATCTTAAAATATATCGATGAGAAACTTCCCGCCAAATATCGCCGCGACTATCTTAAACTCAAGACAAACTCTCCTTTGCCTAAAAGCCGTAAGGCTATAATTCTTAACATCATCAAAGAAATATTAAACGAAGGTGAAGATAATGAAAAAGGGTAGATTTACTACTGATGAAATGAAATTTATCGAGGCGAATGCCGAGGTTCTTTCGAGTATTGAAATAGCCAAAGCATTAGATAGAGATCCAGAATCTATTCGTAATTGGATCGGTCTGAAGATCGGATTTTCTACTAAGCAAAAAAAAGAAGCTGAAGTTGCAAATGAATTAAAAACTAAGCCTTACTATAAAGAGCTATTTTCACAATTCTCTCCAGAAGAATTAGAAATGTTTGAGTTTCATTTTAAGAAAATGTGGAGTCAGTTTAAAGACGATGTGTTCCATACTGAAGAAATGCAAATAGTGGATACTATTAAATTAGAAATATTGATGAATAGAATTCTAAGGGGCCAACAAGATACCCAACGGGAAATTGTTCTCAATGAGCGTCTAATACAGGATGAAAAAGCAAAAGATAAAGATATGCGCGACGTAGATCTAATAGTCAATTTAGAGCGTCAGGTGGCAATGTTACGCGCATCACAAGAAACATTATCTAGAGACTATAAAGATCTACAGTCACGTAAAGCAACAATGTTAAAGGATCTTAAAGGAACACGCGAACAAAGAATTAAAGCGATTGAAGATTCTAAGCAAACATTTGCTTCACTAGTAAAAAAAATAGCTACTGATCCACAATATAGAACTACGATAGGAATAGAAATGGAAAAAATGCGATTGGCAATGGAATACGAAAAAGAACGCTTATCAGAATATCACACCTATGAGGACGGACAAGTAGACCAGCCATTTTTAACATCGGACACCATACAAGAATAAGGAACATAGGTTATGAAAAGAGCTTTAGTATTTGGGATTACTGGACAAGATGGAAGTTATTTAGCTGAGTTTTTATTAAAACAGAACTATCATGTTACAGGCGTGGCAAGAAGAGTGTCGGTAGATACAACACAGAGATTAAAGCATATTGATAACAATAGGCTAGATATTATTGAGGGCGATATTAGTGATCAATTCTGTGTCTCAAATATTATAAAGTCAAATACTCCAGATGAAATCTATAATCTGGCGGCTCAATCGCATGTTGGTACTTCTTTTAAACAGCCATCTTTAACTTGGGAAATAACCGCTGGTGGATGTCTAAATATTCTAGAATCAATACGATGTTTAAATCTTACCCAGCATGTAAAATACTATCAAGCATCTTCTAGCGAAATGTTTGGTAGAAATTATGATACTAACAATGGTCTTAAATATCAAGATGAAAATACCAAGTTTCAACCACAAAGTCCATACGCTATTGCTAAACTTGCTGCACACCATCTAGTAGATAATTATCGTAATTCTTATGGGCTTTATGCGTGTAGTGGTATATTATTCAATCATGAATCTGAAAGACGCGGAGAACAATTCGTAACACGTAAGATTACTAAGTGGATTGGCAGGTGGTATAATTCTAATAATAAGCCGACTTTTCCAGCATTGAGATTGGGCAATTTAGAGGCGCATAGGGATTGGGGTCATGCTGAAGATTACGTAAGGGCGATGTGGCTTATGTTACAACAGCCAAATGCTTCAGACTATGTTATTGCTACAAATGAGACACATAGTATTAGGGACTTTTTAAATGAGGCATTTAATTATATAGGAATTAATGATTGGAATAATCTTGTCGTACAAGATCCAGAGTTTTATAGACCATCCGAGGTTGATTATCTTTTAGGAAAAGCTACTAAAGCAAATACAATGCTTGGCTGGATTCCAAATATCAGCTTCAAAAAACTCGTTCAAAGAATGGTAAATAACGATATAAATGAAGCGAAATTATAAAGACCCAGCATATGAAGCATTTAGAAAAGAGGTACTGAAGAGAGATAAATCTACATGTCAAATGTGTAGACAAAAGAAGAAGCTTCATGTCCATCATATTATAAAGTGGTCATCTGCTTCTTCACTACGATTCGATGTCTCTAATGGAATTACATTATGCAAAAACTGTCATGAGGAGATAAGTGGCAAAGAATCGTGTTATATCTCTTATTTCAACGAAATTATAAGGAGAAACGCAGATGGATAACAAATTAGATACAAACATTAAAAAAGTCGAATTTCCTATAGATGTTTCAGTTTCGCCAAAGCCTGTTGTAAAACAACTAACCACACAAGAGCAAATTCAAAATCTTAAAGCTGGTGGATTGCTTACAGTATCGATGGATGGAGCGACCTATAATCAGTTATATGATCAATTCAAGCCGCAGAGAAGGTCTGGTGTTTTATCATTTGCATTTGACTCAGATAAAAATTTAGCAACAATAAGAAACCTCAAAAGTAATGCCACCGAGCTATAAAGTAATTAAAGATACTAGAGAGCAGGATGGATGGTTTTTTTCTCCATACGATGCTTGTATAGGTATGGAGATTAAAACATTACATACAGGAGATTATACATTAGAAGGTTTTGAAGATGTAGTTTGCGTGGAGCGTAAAGCTTGTGTTTCAGAAATAGCAATGAATCTAGGCAGAAAAAAGGGCGCATTTAATGCAGAAATAGAGCGTATGAAAGATTATGCATTTTCTTTCATAATTTGTGAATTCAATGTTGATGATATATTAAAATATCCAGAAGGATCACGGGTGCCAAGAACTTCTAGAAGTCAAGTTAAAGTTACTGGTAAATATCTTCTTAAATGCTTACTAGAATTTCAAATATGGTATAATACAAAAATTATTTTTTGTGGAAATAAAAACAATGCATTTTTAGTCTGTAATAGTTTATTTAAAAGGCTCAATGAACTTTTTCATAAGGAAAATAATAATGCACATGGAACTACCTAGCAGGGTATTTATTATGGGGCATGAGTTTGTTATTGAACCTCTTCCAAAAGAATTATTTGATTATACTGACACATATGGAGATTGTTGCACTGATAAAAGAGTAATAAGAGTATATTGTGAGACGCATTTATCAGTAATGAGGGATACTTTATTGCATGAAATATTACATGGGGTTTGGTCACTACTGGGGCTGGAAAAAAGGGAAGAAGAGGAAAAGGCTGTAAACTCTATGGCTACTTTACTTATTGGATGTATTGATGATCCACGAAATAAAGAAGTTATAGATTTTCTAATAAATAATGCAACAACAACAGATAATTAATGATGCTTGGCTTGGTATTCATGTAAATGAATCTAAGTTATTTAATCCTATGGATTTTGTTGTAGATGTCTCTGACAGCGACAATCTATTAGAAAGAATAGCTTGGCTAATGATGCGGCCAGAGTATTTTTCATTTGTCTGTAAATATATA